TCAGCAAGATTTAGGAATTGAAGCTGAAAGAAACATTTTATCTAAGCAAGATGTTCTATCCGTTGACTATCACAGTACTTATCATGTTATGGGTACTAAGTGGGGATCTGCTTCTGACAACCCAACAAACGCAAACCTAAGAACAGGATCTAACTGGTCTGCTACTTATGACATTGACCTTATTCCTATGGTTGAGATCTTTGTTAACTCACCACTAGATAATGGTCTTAAGTCTTAATTTCTATTAAGATTAAACTGGCAGTTGGTCATGCTAATTAAAAACCTCATCAAATATTGGTGGGGTTTTTTCTTTGCGCTACAATAGAACTAAATTACTTTCTGGATCGTGGCAGCAACTATAGATGCAACTTTAAAAGGAACTTCAGCTAATAGTTATGTTACATTAGCCGAAGCAGATGCATATTTTGAAACTGTTCCTAGCTCTACACAATGGGATAATAAACAGGATGACAAGAAAAATCGAGCATTAATATCTGCTACTCGATGGATTGATAGTTTTGTTTATTACGGAGAAAGATGTGACAAAAATCAGGCATTAAAATTTCCTAGAAATAATTATCAGGTAGATGGTGTAGAGCTTTCCTGTGATTTAATTCCAAAGAATATTAAATATGCACAATATGAATTAGCTAGAGCTTTGGCAAATGATACTGATGCAATTACTGGTACAACTGGTAAAGATGGTAATTTTTCTGAAGTAAAACTAGGAGACATACAGGTTAAATACAATACTGATAGTCAAGGAACTGGTGCAATTAATAATATTATGGATGTTTACCCTTGGTTACAAAGTTATTTAGGAGCATATATGCTAGGTGGAGCAGGTAGTTTTCAAATGAGAGTGGTTAGAGGATAATGGCAGGTCAATTAGATTCATTATTAAAGAGCGTTGCTAAAGATGTTGTTGCAACTTTAGGAAGTTCTTTAGACTCGACTATTGTTTATACAAAGAAAGGTCAATCAAGTTACAATATTGATACAGGTGAAGAAATTAGTATAGATACTACTTATTCAGATTTAAAAGTTCCTGTAGAATTTGTACAATCTACAGAAGATGATGGTAGAGAAAGAAGAGAAGCAAAGATATATATTACACCTGATTTAATTGGAGATAATCAACCTAGTTTTGAAGATGAAGTTACATTAACTTATGCAGGATCTACAAGGGTAGGACAGATAGTTAATATAGATACAAGACAAGGTGGACAGACTTATCTGTTTACTTTATTAGTGAGGTTCTGATGGTTAGAGCTAGAAGTATTGCAAACATAGAAAAAGATCTTACTGGTAATTTGGAAAGAGATTTTAATTTGTTTATTAGAGCAGCTATATTTGATTTATCAAACCAATCACCAAAAAAATATAGTCCTGTTGATACTGGTTTTTTTGCTTCTAGTTGGACTGCTGGTACGCAAAGACCCAGACCTGATGAACCTAGAGAAGCTGTTGCTCCGTGGAGTAATATAAAACCGAGAAGAAGGGGAGATCAAATGAATCCTCAAGCGAAAGTTAAACCTAGATTTATTGATGAAATACCAGATTTTAAACCTTTTTCTAAAGTATATATTGGTAATAGATCACAATATGCAGCTAGAGCTTTAGCTTCCTCAAATAGTGAAATACCTTTATATGTGCAGAATATGGTTGGTAGGAAAATAAATGAGATATTTACTGATAAGAAACCAAAACTCGGTGTTGCTACATTTGGTACAGGAGTTAGAGGAGATGAACCAAATCCAAATGTTAGATTTACACAAGGACTTGGTGCATTTTCTGATCCTAATAAGGTATTTGTTGATTACGAAAATCTATGACCTTAGTAAACACCAGAGCAGCTTTTGAAAAAGCAGTAACAGATGCAGTATCAGATGTAGATCCAACTGTAGAGATGATTTATGACAATATGGTTTATAAAACACCTGGAAAAACTAAAAAATATATTCTTATGTCTGTTGATTTTGGACAGGCAACGGCTCAAACTCAGGGAGCATCACAAGATTTCTATTCTGGTGTTATACAATGCAAGATTTATGTCCCAAGAGGTAAAGGTAGTGCAACTTTAGCTTCAATAGGCGAAGCTGTTATTGATGGGCTTACTTCTGTTAATGCTTCTAATTATAGTGATACGTTTAGTTGTTCTCCTAGAGTTTTAGATATTGTCGGCCCTGCTCCTATTGAATTAGATGATTCTTCACACTTTCTTGGCTTAATATCTTGCCAATTTACGGCAAATGCCTAGTATACTAATAATAGCTATACAATAACATGACTAGAGCCGTTGATCTTCTGAAAAACAAATTTGGTGTTTCTCAACTTTATAAGCATGATGTAGTAAAAGATGGAGCAGTTGAACTTACTGTGTATTGGCATCCTTTGACTATTGCAGAAAGAGAATCAATACAAAAAAAAGCAAATTCTAATGATGTAAATGACTATGCTTTACAAATGATGATAGAAAAAGCATTAGATAAAGATGGTGCAAAATTATTTCAGGATGGAGATAAAGCATCTCTTAGAAGAGAAGTTGAAGTTTCTGTTCTTGAAGAAATACAATTAGCAATGATAAATGCTGGTGCTGATAAGGGGGTATCAGAGGCTAAAGCCGATTTGAAAAGCTAATAAAGATTGGCAGTTTTTATTTTCTTTAGCAAAAGAATTACATAAAACTGTAGCTGAATTATGTGAAACTCTTACTATTGAAGAGATGATAGGTTGGGCTGCTTATGCAGAGATTGAGCATGAAGAATATGAAAAACAAAGAGAACAAGCACAAAGAACTAATGCTTTACGAGGTAAAAAGAGGTAATATAGAGAAAATGTTTTAATTTTTATAGTAAGTGGCTAATTATAATGTTGACATTGGCGTAAAGGTACGAGGAGAAGAACTTAAAAGGTTTGGAGAGCAACTTGAAAAAACAAAAAAGCAAGTAGCTAGTGTAAACAGCTTTCTTGATACTTTTAGGGGGAAAAATATAAGAGTAAATGAAAGTATTTCAAACCTTAAGGACCAACTATCTTTAGCTAACAAGACTTTTCGTAAAGCAACTATTGGAACAAAACAACAAGTACAAGCTGCAAAAGATTTATTAGTAGCAAATGAAAATTTAAATAAAGGATTAACTCAACAACAGCAATTATTAGATAATTTATCAGGTGCAACAGCAAAAAAAACAGCAGCAGACAATGAAAAATTACAGGCTGGTTTACTTAAATTAGAAAGACAATCAACTAGAGAACTAGAAGAACAATTCCAACTTCGTCAAACAGGACAAGAACAATTAAAACAAAAAGTTAGTGAAATAAATCAACAAAGACGGGAAGAAAATAAATTATTAAAAGAAAATGTTATTAAAACTAAACAGAGTGTTGCTGCCGAAATAAAAAAAAGATTTAGTATTATGGCTTCTGCAAAACAAAGAAGGACAGATTTAATACAAGCCAATAGACAGGTACAAACAGAGATTAAGATTAATAAAATTTTAGAAGCCAGAAGAAGAACTCAAGCAGCGAGTGGTGGCAGAACTAGAGGGAATGTTGCCAGTAGTGCAATTATTGGTGGAGCTTTTCCTTTATTATTTGGTCAGACAGGTGCAGCAGCAGTTGGTGGCGGACTTGGTGGACTTGCTGGTGGAGCTATAGGTGGTCAATTTGGTTTTGCCCTATCAATCCTTGGTACTGTAATAGGTTCAGCTATTGATAAAAACGATAAATTTAACCAATCTTTAGCTGCTTTAAATGTTCAGTTTACAAATGTTAGTGGTGGTGTTCAACTTACAGCTAAAGATATAGATGCAGTTGCAAGTCGTTTAAGAATTACAAAGGAAGAAGCGTTTGGAGTATTAGGAGCATTTTCACAATTTGGTTCTGGAAGTATTGCAAAATCTCTCACAGAAATTTTTGGTTCAGATGCAGGTGCTTTTGGAGGGATAGCAGGTGCGTCAAGACAAGCTCAATTAGCTAATCAAATTTTTGAAGCTCGTCAGAAAATTGGTGTTGAAAGAGCGATTGAATTACAACGACAAAATTTATCTAATAAAGCTGGTGTTATTGAATTAGCTTTAGCTGAAGCTAGAGCACAAGCAGAAAACGATATTGCCGTAGCTCAAGCAAAACAAATAAAGTTTTCGGATAGAGCCAAGACATTTGCTGAAGAATATCTTTTAGGAACAGGTGGAATGGATGCTTCAAGATATGGACAAAACAGAGCAGATAAATTAAATAAAGAATTTGAAGAAAATAGAAAACAAAGACTTGAAAACTTTACAAAAGCACTTGAAAAATACAGAGAACTACTTGGACTAACTAATGAAGCTCAAGGTCAATTTGGACAATCTGGAACTTTAGCTTTTTCTGCTATTGAGGATAAAGTAAAAGATTTACAAGACGAGATGAAAGCATTGCAAGATCCAATAAGACAAGCTATTGCATTGTCAGATACTATCGGAGCTTCCTTTGAAGATTCGTTTAAAGGAATTATAAAAGGAACAATGAGTGTTGCTGATGCTTTTAAAAATATGTTTAATCGAATAGCAGATCATTTCTTAGATATGACTGCACAAATGATGGCTAATCAATTCCGACAAGGATTATTAGGTTTATTTACAAATTTCTTAACGCCAAATCCTTACGGAGTAAAACCTGGTCAAAGTTTATATGATGTAAAAACTCCAAGTCGATTTACTGATATGACAGTTGGGGTGAGAGCTAATGGTGGTCCAGTTACCGGTGGTAAACCCTATATTGTCGGGGAACGTGGACCAGAATTGTTTAGTCCAGGTGTATCTGGTACGATCACACCAAATCATGCTCTTGGAGGGTCAACAAATGTGGTGGTTAATGTAGATGCTAAAGGTAATAGACAAGTTGAAGGAGATGACAACAATGCTACTATGTTAGGTAATGCTATTGCTGTTGCCGTACAACAAGAATTAGTAAAACAACAAATGGATGGAGGTTTATTAAGCTAATGGCTAATTTTCCTACAACTGTAAATCCTAGTTATGGAACAAGTAAAAATTCTGAACCAAACGTACGAATTGCGCAGTTTGGAGATGGTTATCAACAGAGGTCTACTTTTGGTATAAACCAAAATCTTAAAG